GGTGGATTATCAAGAACAGCTACGGCTGCATTACGACAACTATTAGACGCAGGAACTTTATCAAACTTACCTGCAGGGTTTAAACAACGAGGAATCAGAATTAGAGATGATGCTCAGTCTATTCAACCAGGTGAATTTAGAGATGTAGATGCACCAGGTGGCAACATCAGAGATTCTTTTATGATGCTTCCATTTAAGGAACCATCACAAACGTTATTAGCACTTATGGGCGTCGTAGTACAGGCAGGTCAAAGATTCGCTTCAATAGCAGACTTGCAAGTAGGTGAGGGTAATCAACAAGCGGCAGTGGGTACGACAGT